CTCAGTATACCACTAATGAATGGAAGAAAATGTATAATGGCTGATAGTCGCAACAAAGGTGCATCTTTTGAGAGAAAGATATGCAAGCTTATTAAGGATAATCTTAACATAGATGCCAAGAGAAACCTCGATCAGTATCAAGCTAAAGGTCAAGCTGATATTGTTATTCCTGGTTGGTCTATTGAATGTAAGGCATATCTCAAAGGCACTACGTTCAAGCGTGCTTGGTGGGAGCAAGCAAAAGAATCTGCTGCGAGTTTAAATTTAACTCCGGTATTGATATACAAATACAATAATTGTCCTATTAAATGTGTTATTTCTCTTGATGTGTTATCGAGGAACTTTAATGCTGGGCATGATTTGGTTTGTGAAGTAGATATAGAAACATGGTTTTACATAGTGAGGGAGCGAGATGTTATTAGCTGATGGATTTGACAAGGCGTTTATGGGTATTGCAATACCTAATGCAAACTTGGAAGAGGTTGCTGTATATGATTACTATAAGTGTATCGAGATACTGAAAGACAGAGATGGTATGAGTGAAGAAGATGCTGTTGAGTTTTTTTATTTCAATGTAGTTGGCTCTTACGTTGGTGCATTTACACCAATCTTTTATAAGACTGCCACCATTGAGCAAGTAAATGAAAGTTGTGATTACTATGGATAAGTTAGAGTTGTTACAAAAAACTGCTGATGTTGTTAAGCAAAGAGGAGAAAGCTATGGGTCTATGCTAGACAATCATACTCGTATTGCTCGTTTGTGGTCTGTCCTGTTAGATACTGAAGTTACTCCGGAACAAGTAGCTCTGTGTATGATTGCCGTAAAGCAAGCTAGGTTAATGGAAACTCCTAATCATGCTGACTCTGTCCAAGATATTCTTGGCTATGCTTTAGTTTACCATGAGTGTGCTGATGCCAAAAAATAATATTAATTTAATTAGGAAATATGCGAAGTCTTGTAAGACCAAGGAAAGATTTAAAAAAGTTGTTCTTTCTCTTAAAGTACTTGGCAATAGCAATGACCATATGTCTGACGTTACTCTTGATGGTTACTGGTCTTACTATAATGAGCTGTCTTCTGCTGAACAAAGAATGAGAGACGTTACTCGTTTTGTCCATGGCTATGTGAGTAAACATATCCAAGACAAATTATTTTCTTGACAGGATTTTGCTCCCTCGTATAATCAGCTATGCTGACATAGCAAATCCTACGGCAACGATCAAAACATTGTTTTGTTTTCATAGTCTTAACGAATGTATGCAATAATAAAAATAAAAAAAATATCTGAGATTTGATAGCATTGCAATACAGTACATCTATGCAGTACAGTACTGCATAGATATACTTACATAGATTTGCGTTTTAATTAGTTAATATAGATAAGCTATACTAAATTTTTTAAGAGTTTTTGCTTCCTCTTCGTTTATATCTTGAGTTGCTATTACTCTATACTGTCTATGGTCAGATTCATTATATCCATAAACTTCCTCGACCATTTCTCTTTCAATCAATTCCTTTGTGAATATGCTATACTCTTGATAAGAATTTTCTCCGTCTTGTATTTCAAAAATAGCTAGTATCATGTCTCTCTCCTATTTCTCATCTTGATAGATACGTTTTGCTAGTATGGAAACAGTCTTACCAACTGGTCTCTGTCCAGACTCACAGTACGTTATCATTCTGATAGTTATTCCTAACATTTCTGCGAACTCTTTTTGAGTGTATTGCAGTTCTGTTCTGATAGATTTAAATTGCTCTTTTGTTAATTGCATGGTACTTTCTCCTTACCTTTGCTAGGTTGTGGCGTTGCAATTTCATGTTTTGCAACGCCCTTTTTTTAGTTTATTTATCCAAGTTAAATTGATGATTAATTGCCCAATATGCCTCATTCAGTTTGTTTATATCTGACAGATACAAATCATGGCATTCTGTTAGCATATCCAAACAAGCTCCTATTGTTTTGTGAGCATCTTTGATTGTCTTGGTTTGTTCAGCAGTTAAACCGGCTAATGCTTTTTCTCTGATAGCTTGCTCTTTATCTGCTTTTATTTGCCAGTCTGTTTTTTTAGTCATGTTTAGTTCCTTTCTTTGCTAGTTATTAATTGCCATGTCTCTTCAATCTCTTCGTCAAGATTACCATCTTCAATGAAACCTAGTTGATCTTTGACATATTGGATACGACATTGTTCAAGTGTCCAGCTATCTGTTGTTTCTTCCTCATAAAATAGTTGAGGTTGTAGCTCCTTTTTACTCTGTCCTATTGCCTGATAAAATAAAATATTAGCTAATGCTTTTTTGTATCTTGTTTCTTTGTCCATGCCTATTTCTCCTTTGCTAGTTTGTTTAACTCTTTACAAGCTATGTCTAGCTTGCTTGCCATTTCTCTTATTTGTGCCATGCCTTCATCAAATCCTTGCTTTGATAGCTTTGGATTTTGCAATGCCATGATTAGTATTTCACTAGCTGATTTCCAACTAGGTGTTATATCAATAGTTTGTTTAGTCATGTTAAGACCTTTCTCTTTGCTAGTTATGCCATTATTGGCGTTTTAAGAGCGTTACAGCTCTGTTATGTAAAGACTAGTACTAAACTAGCCTTTACAATTCTTTTTGTTTATCTGTATAAATCTTTAGTTATGTGAATTGCATTCCACCAAGTATATTTTTTGCTTATTGGATTAACAAAACCAATAGTTATTATTAAACCTAGTACGAATAATATTAGATATTCTGTTATTTGTTTTTTAGTCATTGTTAGCCTTTCTTAGTGTGTTTTAAATATTATTTGTTTGTCGTTACTTGCCCAACATAAACCGCACGCCCCACAATTTAGGGTCTTGTTTTCTTGTACTGGACATAATAAAGATTTACCTTTTACAGGCTTTACAACGTCAAAACTGTTAGCTGAGAATTCATTGTCTAGATCATTACTTGATCTAATAGCAAATCTTTCTTTATGTATGCTTCTAAGGAATGCAATAGTACTGGCGATATTTCTAGATTTTTCATACTTAGATTTTATATTGTTAGCCGTATAGCCATAAATTGCCACGTTTGGAAAGTCTTTTAAAATCATATCCCAAAACATGACATAAGAGACAGAAAAGAAGTCACCTAGTATATGCAATCTAATTAAAGCTTTTTTACCCTTTAAGCTTTTAATGTCTTCATATAGCCTAGTTTTTAATAACTCTTCATCCTTGGTACTCATACGATGAGCAAAAGGCATGTTATTCCCATAACATGTAGACCAATGAAAGCAATCCTTGGGGCAAGTCTCTCTTTCTGTTAATGTAAGAGTAAAGAATTTATAGTCTTTGAACTTGCCTTTTATAACTTTGCTTCCAAGCTTTGCATTCTTACTGGGTTTTAAAACTTTAAATTTATAATCTTTTAAATCATAAACATTCTTTTTATATATTGTACTTGTTAACATGTTTTATAGTCCTTGTTTTGCTAGTGTTGTGAGCTTCTTACAGCTCTCATAAACTAGGAATAGATCCTAGTTTATAAGAGTAATAAGTTACACGTTAGGATTTGATTTAATAGTTTCATTTCCTAAGTTTTGAGATTTGCAATAATCACATTCGGTAAATGTTTCTTCATAATCTCTGGTAATTAAAACTTCATCACAATCTAAACAATTTACTTCCCTTGTCTTGAATGTGTTAGGCTGATAATCAATATTAATATTACTATAAGTAAACCAATTCATTTTATTATTTCCTTTCTATTTATCGTATTGTAATTGAGCTTCATTATAACCAATAACAAAACCCAACATCTCATCTTTAGTATTGAAGCGTTTTAAGTCTTGATGATATTGAGAGTATCCAACATTAATTGAATATTTGTTGAAACTAATACCTTGGATTTTTATTCTCTCTGCAGATATATAATCGCCGTATCCGTTTTCTTTTACTAGCTGAGTAAATATTTTGCATTGGTTAGCATAGTAATATTTATTATTGCCAGTTAATCTAAAATTAATATTGTTTGTATTTACTTTAAATTCTAGATCATTTCTTTTTTGAGCTTCATTCGCAATGTATTCGATTTTGTTTATGTTGTTCATTGTTTTGTTTCCTTTGCTATTGTTGTTAATTGTTATTTAAATAAAGATTTGCATTAAAAGAGTTAACTTTTGCAATATTAGAATTTGTGTAATTAAGTATTTTTAAATTAATCAGGTATGAAATTATTTGGATTGTGTTGTAATCATTGTTAAACTCTATCCAATTACCTTCATTCCTTAAAAAGTATTTAACACAATCTTTGATTTGATTTTTGTAATGTGTGTGTTGTTTAGATATATATTTCATGTTGTTTACCTTTGCTAAAAATTATTTATAGATATACATATATAGAACAGATTTCCATTATTCAAGTATTAAATGTAAAAAAAGTAAATTAATTTTTATAGCATCTGTAAGCCGTATATATATCAAGGTAAAAAATAATATTGCTTGCCGCTGATAAATAGTTTATTGAAAGTATATAAAGGGAAGACAATTATATATTTGAATAAACACATAATTGATACAGTTCTACACGGCACAGAATGAACACACGCAATAAAAATAAAAGCACGCTTACACACGCAATTAATAAGGCAAGGGGGGTCATTTTAATAGACGGCACACCCCAAAGGGGTCGGCTCACTTTTATATATGT